TTTACAGCCTGGCGGTTCGATTATCGTAGTTATGACCCGTTGGTCGAAGAAAGACTTAACGGGTAGAGTGATTAAAGCCGACGCTCAACGTGGTGGCGAGGGCTGGGAAGTCATTGAATTCCCTGCACTTTTTGATAATGACGTGCCTCTATGGCCTGAGTTTTGGAAGCGGGAAGAGCTTGTAGCCCTACGCAGTGAGTTACCCAACTCCAAGTGGATGGCGCAGTACATGCAGAACCCCACCTCTGAGGTCAGTGCTATTGTGAAGCGTGAGTGGTGGAGAATATGGGAGCACGACGACCCACCCATGTGTGAGTTCACTATTCAGTCATGGGACACGGCATTTCTTAAAACAGAACGGAGCGACTACTGTGCGTGCACGACATGGGGTGTGTTTTACCAGGAGAACAACGTGGGCGTTACAGTTCCACACATCATCTTACTTAACAGTTTTAAGGAACGCATGGAGTTCCCAGAACTTAAACAAGCCGCTTTCGAGCATTATAAAGAGTGGGAGCCAGACGCCCTCATCGTGGAAGCAAAAGCGTCTGGAGCGCCACTTGTATTCGAGCTCCGGGCTCGTGGCATACCAGTGCAAGAGTACACACCATCAAAAGGCAGCGATAAAATTGCCCGACTTAACTCTGTGGCAGATATGTTCGCTTCTGGACGGGTCTGGGTACCGGCTACTAGTTGGGCTGAAGAGCTTGTTGAGGAAGTAGCATCATTTCCGTCAGGCGAACACGACGACTTAGTAGACAGCATGACACAAGCCCTGTTAAGATTCCGAAGAGGCGGTTTTATCACATTAGAGTCCGATGAGCAAGATGAAGCTCCGGATTGGAAGCGCCGCAAGAAAGCATACTATTAAGGACCATCATGTCAATTGAAAAAAGTTTATACGCAGCTCCTGTAGGACTTGAACAAGCCCTAAATGAAGAGCCAGACTTAGAGATAACTATTGAAGACCCAGAGTCTGTAGAGATTGGCATTGACGGCATGCCGATTCTCCGTATCGAGGAAGACGATGAAGAAGATGATTTTGATGAGAACATTGCCGAAGAACTAGATGATGGCGCACTTGCCACACTAGCTGGTGATTTAATTGGTGACTACGACGATGACGTTGGGTCACGCAAAGATTGGATGCAAACATACGTTGATGGCTTAGAACTATTGGGTATGCAGATTGAAGAACGCGCAGAACCTTGGGAAGGCGCGTGTGGTGTGTATCACCCACTATTAAGTGAAGCATTGGTTAAGTTCCAGGCAGAAACTGTGATGAGCACACTACCTGCCCAAGGACCAGTAAAAACACAAATCGTTGGTAAAGAAACTCCTGAGAAGAAAGATGCTGCTGAGCGTGTTCAGGATGACATGAACTACAGAATTACCGACGTGATGGTTGAGTATCGCAACGAGCATGAGCGCATGTGTTGGGGACTTGGTCTATCAGGTAACGCGTTTAAGAAAGTTTATTTTGACCCAGGTCTAAACCGAGAGACTTCTATTTTTGTACCAGCTGAAGACGTAGTTGTGCCATATGGCGCATCAAACTTAGAAACAGCTGACCGCGTGACGCACGTCATGCGTAAGACCGAGAATGAGCTAAAGCGCTTGCAGTATGCTGGCTTCTATCGTGATGTTGACCTAGGCGAGCCAGACAATACACTAGACGAAGTAGAGAAGAAGATTGCTGAGAAGCTAGGCTTTAGGGCTACTACCGACAACCGCTACAAGTTGTTAGAGATGCAAGTTAACTTAGACTTGCCAGGATATGAGGACAAAGATGACAAAGGAAACCCAACGGGTATCGCGCTCCCTTACATCGTCACCATCGAGAAGGGCTCAAGCACAATCTTATCAATCCGCCGCAATTGGCGCCCTGAAGACGAGACAAAGCAAAAACGTAACCACTTTGTTCACTATGGCTATGTACCTGGCTTTGGCTTCTATTGTTTTGGTCTTATTCACCTCGTTGGCGCCTTCGCTAAGTCTGGCACTTCTATCATTCGTCAGCTTGTTGATGCTGGTACTTTATCTAATCTACCTGGTGGATTCAAAACACGTGGACTTAGAATTAAAGGCGATGACACCCCGATTAGCCCAGGAGAATGGCGCGACGTCGACGTCCCAAGTGGAACAATGCGAGACAACGTATTACCTCTTCCTTATAAAGAGCCATCACAAGTCCTCTATTCTCTCTTAGGCACCATCGTAGAAGAAGGCCGTCGCTTTGCGTCTGCTGCTGATATGAAGATTAGTGACATGAGCGCTAACTCACCTGTTGGTACCACGCTTGCTATTCTTGAGAGAACGTTGAAGGTAATGAGTGCAGTACAAGCACGTGTTCATTACTCAATGAAGCAAGAGCTTAAGTTATTAAAGGAAATTATTCGTGACTACACACCAGCCGACTACCCATACGAGCCAGAGATTGGCTCTCGCCGTGCCAAGCAGTCTGATTACGACATGGTGGACGTCATCCCTGTATCTGACCCAAATGCAGCAACGATGTCTCAGAAAGTTGTTCAGTACCAAGCTGCCTTACAGTTAGCCCAGTCAGCACCACAACTATATGATTTGGCACAATTGCACCGTCAGATGTTAGATGTGTTAGGTATTAAGAATGCTCAGAAACTAATCAAGCTTGAAGAAGATAAGAAGCCTGAAGACCCAGTCACAGAGAACCAAAACGTTCTAATGATGAAACCTATCAAGGCCTTCTACTATCAAGACCATCAAGCACATATCCAAGTGCACATGGCTGCTATGCAAGACCCTAAGATTATGCAGTTAGTTGGTCAATCACCACAGGCTCAACAGATTGGTGCTGCTATGCAGGCGCACATTGCCGAGCACTTAGGCTTTGAGTATAAGAAACAGATGGAACAAATGATGGGTATCGAGATTCCTCGCAACGAAGAAGGCGAAGAAGAAGAGATTCCACGTGAGTTGGAGATGCGCATCTCTCAGATGGCTGCTCAAGCAGGTCAGCAGCTATTACAGAAGAACCAAGCTGAAGTTCAGCAACAACAGGCTCAACAACAGCAGCAAGACCCGCTTATCCAGTTGCAGCAACAAGAGTTACAACTTAAAGCTCAAGAAGTTGAGATTAAGAAACAAAAACTCCAGATTGATGCCGCTGCCAAAGCCGACCAGCAGGATATTGAGCGTGAACGCATTGCAGCACAAAAGCAGATTGCTGGCATGCAGGTTGGGGCTAAGGTAGCAAAGGATAAAGCCGAACTAGCGTCTAAAGACCAGATTGAAGGGCTAAGAATTGGCTCTGAAATATCTAGAAACCAAGCCCAAATGGCTGCCCAAAACCAGCAGAAACCTAACAAAAAAGGTGATTAATGGATACACAAATCCTAGATTTATTGCTCGAAAAATACGGTGAACGTATCAGTCTTTTGCAAGACGCAATTGCAAGAGGCGGGTGCACAACCTTTGACGAGTATAAATACTCATGCGGACAATTAAGAGGTCTTGAAGCCGCATGTTTAGTAATTACAGACCTCAAATCAACTATGGAGAACTCTGATGAGTGACCTAATTATCGCTACATCAAGCGGTACAGAACTGCCACAAACAGCAGAAGAAAAAGCATCACAACTACCCCGACCGTCTGGCTATCGCATCCTATGCGCTATTCCAGAGCAGGAGAAAGAGTACGAAAGCGGTATTTTAAAAGCAGACCAAACCTTGCAGCACGAAGAAGTCCTTACAACAGTGCTATTCGTAGTTGCAAAAGGCCCTGATTGCTATAAAGACGCAAGCCGTTTCCCTACAGGGGATTGGTGTCAGGTAGGCGATTTTGTCCTTGTACGCCCTAATGCAGGCACAAGACTAATCATTCATGGTAAAGAATTCCGCATCATCAACGACGACAGTGTCGAAGGTGTTGTAGATGACCCACGCGGTATTAAACGTAAATAAGGAGCCACAAAATGCCCCAAGATAACGAATTTGGAATGCAGGAGTTTAAGTTCCCGCATGAACTTGAAGACAATAAAAACGTATCAGTTTCAGCTGAAGACGACAATATTCAGATTGAAATTGACGACGACACGCCTGAAGAGGACCGTGGCCGTAAGCCGATGGACATTGAAGCCGTCAAAAAACTTGAAGTAGAGGTTGATGAGCTAGATAAGTACAGCGCTGAAGCCAAAGAAAAAATGGTTCAAATGAAGAAGGTTTGGCATGATGAGCGCCGCCGTGCTGATGCTTCAGATAGAGAGCGCCAAGAGGCTATTAACCTAGCAAAACGCGTAATTGAAGAGAATAAAAAGCTAAAGCATGCTTACTCTACAGGCGAGAAAACGTTCATTGAAACCGTACAGAACGCCACTGAGTTAGAGCTAGAAGTAGCTAAGCGTGGATACAAAGAAGCACTAGAAACCGGAGACTCTGACCGCATTGTTGAAGCACAAGCTAGACTAAACGATGCCGCAATAAAATCAGATAAAGTAAAATATTTCCGACCAAGTGCTTTACAAGACGAAGGAAATGAAGTACAAATAGAACAATTGCAGGAAAAATCCATTGCGCCGGACACAAAAACCCAGCAGTGGACCGAAAATAATCCGTGGTTTGGCCCCAAAAAGTCAATGACTGCGTATGCTTTAGGACTGCATGAAGAATTGATTGATGAGTACGGCAAGACGTTTGTTGGTACTGACCAATATTTTCAACGCATTGACAAAGAAATGCGTAAGGTGTTTTCAGAGTATTTTAATACTTTGGAACCACAAACGAAGGTTGATGTAGAGGATGAGCCACAAAAAACTCAACCAAAAACTAAACCAAGCACGGTTGTAGCGCCGGCAACGCGGAGTACGAGTTCTAAACAAATTCGTTTGAAGCAAAGCCAAATAGCTCTAGCACGCAAACTAGGACTTACACCAGAGCAATATGCCCGTGAACTTTTAAAAATGGAGGCCCGAAATGGCTGAAAACAGATTAACTCGTGAGTTAGAAACCCGTGAAGTAACCGAGCGTCCTAAACAGTGGATGCCTGCAGACCTTCTCCCTGAGCCCGACAAACAGGCTGGGTTCGCTTATCGCTGGATTCGTGTTTCAACACTGAATAACGCCGACCCCCGTAATCTATCTGCAAAGATGAGAGAAGGCTGGGAGCCTGTTCGTATTGAAGAACAACCAAAATTTAAACTGCTAGCTGACCCAAATAGTCGATATAAAGACAACATTGAGATTGGCGGATTATTGTTATGCAAAACTCCGGCGGAGTTCGTTCAACAGCGTAATGACCATTATGCAAATGTTACCGAATCCCAAACGAGAGCTGTAGACAATAGTTTTATGAAAGACAACGACCCGCGGATGCCTCTCTTTAGTGAGAAAAAATCTTCGACGTCGTTTGGCAAAGGCAAGTAATTTAATTTAATTTAAGGAGTTTTAAAATGGCTTATCCAACAGTCGATAAACCCTACGGCTTTCAAGCTATTAACCGTGTAGACGGCATGCCATATGCCGGCGCTATTCGTCAGATTCCAATTACGGCATCTTACGGCACAGCAATCTACAACGGCGACGTAGTTAAGTTAGTCACAGGTGGAACTATCGAAAAATCAGCAATTGGTGCAAACGTAGAAGCACAACCAACTTTAGGTGTACTAGTAGGTTGCCAATATGTAAATAGCTCAGGTCAAACTGTGCAAGCCCAATATTATCCAACTGGCGTTACAAGCGCTATTGGTTATATCGTATTAGACCCACAAGCTGCATTTAAAGTTGCAGTTACTACATCTGGCAATACAGTTACTGTTACTTCTGTAACACGCGCAGTTGTAGGTACAAACATGTCAATTGCCACTGGTACAGGTAGCAACACCACAGGTAATTCAGGTTTGTCAGTAATATCAGGCTCTGCTGCTAACACAGCGGTTCTTCCAGTCCGTGTAATCGACGTTGTTCCTGAAACAGCAGTTAACGCAACTAACTTCCGTGAAGTTATCGTTAAGTTCAATCAGCCACAACTAGAAGTTACACTTGGCAATAACGCATCTTAATAGGAGCTAATTAAAAATGGCTATTTCACGCGCACAACTCTTAAAAGAGCTATTACCAGGATTGAACGCATTGTTCGGGCTTGAGTATGCAACATACGGTGAACAACACAAAGAAATCTACGAAACAGAGACTTCTGAGCGTTCGTTCGAAGAAGAAACTAAGTTGTCAGGCTTCAGTGCCGCGCCAGTAAAGAACGAAGGTTCTGCAATGGCTTACGACAACGCACAAGAAGCGTTTACAGCTCGCTATACACATGAGACTATCGCTTTAGGCTTCAGCTTGACTGAAGAGGCTATCGAAGACAACTTGTATGACTCATTGTCTGGTCGCTATACTAAAGCATTGGCTCGCGCTATGGCTTACACAAAGCAAGTAAAAGCTGCTAACGTATTGAACAACGGCTTCAACGCTGCCTTTGCTGGTGGTGATGGCGTTGCATTGTTCTCTACATCACACCCACTAGTTTCTGGTGGCGTTAACAGCAACACTCCGGCTACTCAAGCTGACTTGAACGAAACATCATTGGAAAATGCTGTTATTCAAATCGCTGCTTGGACAGACGAGCGTGGTCTTTTGATTGCTGCTAAACCTCGTAAATTGATTGTTCCACCATCATTACAGTTCGTTGCAACTCGTTTGCTTGAGACTGAATTGCGTGTTGGTACAGCTGATAACGACATCAACGCAATCAAGAACAACGGTTCTATCCCTGAAGGCTACACAGTAAACAACTACTTGACAGATACAAATGCCTGGTTCTTGACTACTGATGTACCTAACGGCATGAAGCACTTTGTTCGTACACCTATGGCAACTGGCATGGACGGCGACTTCGATACTGGTAACGTACGTTACAAGGCTCGTGAGCGTTATTCATTCGGTTTCTCAGACCCATTGGGTATGTTCGGTTCGCAAGGCGCTTAATTAGGGTAAACCCCTATGTAGCAACAGACCCCGCTCAAAAGGCGGGGTTTTTCTTTTCCTCTGTAAAATACATTATTATGGTTAATACATAAATAAAAATGTCACATGTTTGTAAAGAATGTATGCTTATAATCAAGTGGTTAGGTACAATTTTATGTTTAGCGGGTATTGCGCTAACAAGCTTTAATATATACCCAATAAATATAGTACTTAGTCTTATAGGTAGTGCATTATGGACGTTTGCAGGTTGGACTCAAAAAGACACACCTTTGTTTTTAGTTGAGCTTGTTGCTGTAATTTTTTATATAGCCGGAATAATTACCCTTTTTAACTAAGGTTGAATATGAGTACGATTATTGGTGACTGGACTAGAAAGATTATTGTTACTGATAGTCAGGTATCAGATGACGATTCCGACACAAAAAACTTTCAGAACGAAAAAGTATTTAGGGTGCCTCAAGGCCTACTCGCGGGTGCGGGAGACTTTATAAGCATTCAGACAGTTGTTGAATACTTTAAGAACGATAAAAAAGGTAAAGCCCCAATCATTAAAGATGCCGATGATGCCGATTTTATGCTGTTGGCTAATGATGGTTTATACGTTTCTGGTAAAGACCTAAGATTTCAAAAAGTCCCAACTTATGAAGCTTTAGGTAGTGGCACAATGGCGGTTTTAGCTGCTATGGTTTTGGGACATACAGCTGAAGAAGCATGCTGGGCGGCCACACAAAGCGACCTATACTCTGGCGGGGACGTAAAAGTTTACTCGTTGAACGATAAAGAATTTACTGTGTGGAAACGAAATGCCGTTTAAAGACCCAGAAGTACGGCGCGTAAGGCAGGCTGTTTACTCAAGAACATACTATGAAAAAAACCAAAAAGAAGTAATACGGAAGGTAAACGCAAAGAAAAAGATACATAAAACGTGGTTTGTAAACTATAAGAAACAACTTGCTTGTGTAACTTGCGGGTTTAACCATGCAGCCGCACTAGACTTTCACCACGTAGAACAGAAGAAATCAAACAGAAAAGTGCATAAACTAGTCAGTGATGGACACACCAAAAAGCGTATTTTGGAAGAAATAGACAAGTGCGTGGTTTTGTGTTCTAACTGTCACCGAGTTCATCATCACGATGAACGACAAATAATTAAACAGAAATAGTTGCAACTTTTTTAAAATAGAGTAATATTAGATAAACCGGGATTAACCGGCTTATTAGACTGCCCCGGCAGACGCATACAAGACTGATAAGCTTAACTTTGTATGAAGGATTTAAAATGGCTAATACTACATTTAACGGCCCAGTACGGTCGCAAAACGGTTTTCAAACAATTTCAACTAACGCAAATACTGGCGCAGTTACAGTAGGCGCTACTTTTGGTAACGACGTTGTACTAAGCACACAATCATTATCTGGTGCTGGCGCAGTTGACGTTACTAACGCATTTACTGCTTTGACTACTACAGGTGCTACACAAGCCCTAACATTAGCTGATGGCGCTGTTGGCGAAATCAAAATTATCAGTCACGTTGTTGACGGCGGTTCAGCTGTATTGACACCTACTACTAAGATTGGTTTTAGCACAATTACTTTTACTAACGTAGCTGATACTGCAATGCTTATTTACACTGCTGCTGGTTGGGATATTGTTTCTGTAAACGGCGCTGTAGCAGCCTAATTAATCTGGGGGTTCGCCCCCTGTTTAACCTTATTGGAGATTAATTATGGGTATGCAATATGACGTAAAGCAAGCGCATTTAAATCAAAGTGGTTTCTTTGTGCTTGGGCGCAACCGCATTAAAGGTGTTTCTTGGTATGGTGCTGGTTCGGACGGTGCTTTAGTTCTATTTGACACTACAGTTGCCCCAGTTTCCGTTGGCGTTACTTATGGGCGCACAGGAAATTTAGTAACAGTAACTAAAACAGCTCACGGGTTAAATACTGGTGACATTGTAGGTATTCATTTCAACACGGCTAGTGCCGTAGCAGCAACGGACGGTAATTATGTTATTACTAGAACAGGCGCAGACACGTTTACACTAACTGACATTAACAGTGGAACTGTAGCTACTAGTGCAACAGCAATTTATGTTTCTGGCGTCAATCGTTGGTTGTTGACATATGAAAATGACTCCACAGATGTCTTTAGTAATGCACCAATTATTCCAGGTGAAGGTGTTTTAGCGGTTAATGGAATCTATTCATATATGAATAACATAGGCGCATCACAGATTTATTATGGCTAAGTCGCCTGCTTGGACTCGCAAAGAAGGTAAGTCTGAATCCGGAGGCTTAAACGCCAAAGGACGGGCTTCTTACAATGCAGCTAACCCTGGTAAGCCAGGACTTAAACGTCCTCAACCAGAGGGTGGCTCACGCCGTGATTCTTTCTGTGCTCGCATGAAGGGCATGAAGAAGAAGTTAACTTCAGCTAAGACAGCGAATGACCCAGATTCACGCATTAACAAGTCTTTACGGGCTTGGAATTGCAAAGAAGGCGGAGCTGTTCGTGGTGGTGGCTGTGAGGTACGCGGCAAGACTAAAGGTAAGATAGTATGAGTGACTTAATGGAACAAGCCAGAGAGTTGGCTACACACGCATCTGAAATCAGACACCTACAAGATGATATGGACAAGCTTGTTAAAGACATGGAAGAAGTAAAGAAATCTTTAGCAGAAATTAACAAGACTCTTTCAGAAGCCAAAGGTGGCTGGAAAACCTTGATGGCTATAGGTGGAGCGGTTAGTTTTATAACAGGCGTTGCTGGCTTTGTTGCCGGTTACTGGGGGCAAAAATAATGCCGAGCACAAGTAAAAAACAACACGGGTTTATGGCTGCTGTGGCTAACAACCCAAAATTTGCCAAGAAAGTTGGCGTATCTAAATCCGTAGGAGAAGAATTTATGAAGGCAGATAAAGGTCGTAAATTTAATACGGGCGGTGCCCTAAAACAAACTGATGCTGAGAGCAATCCGGGCTTGGCTAAACTACCAACTGAAGTGAGGAACAAAATGGGATACATGAAAAAAGGCGGCGACGTTAAACATTCAGACGTTAAGATGGACAAGAAGGTTGTCAAGAAAGCTGTTGGCATGCACGAGAAACAGTTGCACGGTGGCAAGAAATCTGACATGAGCAAGTTACGTTCTGGTGGTATGGCTTGCGCCCCTAAGAAGATGGCTAAAGGCGGCGGCATTGAGATGAAGGGTAAAACCAAAGGCAAAATGATTAAAATGACTAAAGGCGGGAGCTGCTAATATGAAAAAACGATATAACGACGGTGGTCTACCTGATTACGAGCGTGAGCCAGACGAGCAAGACCGTAAGATACAAGAAGGTGCAATGGCTGAATATACTGACCGCAAAGAAAAAGAAGCGGTTATGGCTAAGCCATTAGCTAAAGCATCTTTTAAAGAAGCGTTTGCTGACGCCCGTGCCGCTGGCGACAAAACCTTTGAGTACATGGGTAAGAAGTACACAACTGAGATGGCCCCAGCTAAACCTAAAACCGAAACAAAAACAACCTCTTCCCCAGCAACACCAAAACAACTTGGATTTAAAGCGCCCCCACGTATGTCTGCAGAAGCTAGAGTTAAAAAAGAACGTGGTATGAAGTCTGGCGGTTCTGTTAAATCTTCAGCCTCTAAGCGTGCTGACGGTTGTGCAATCCGTGGAAAGACAAGAGCTTAACTATGAAAGCCCTAAAAGACCTAAGCGACAAAGTAAGCGACTTTGCGGATAAACGCGGTTTAGCTAATCCTGCTGAGGTAATTAATGAAGCTCTTGGTGGCGAGACTCGTGAAGAGTCTAAGAAACGCCGTGAAGAAGCTAAAAAAGAAACTCCAGCGCCAGTTAAAAAGGCTAAGGGCGGTATGGTTGGTTCAGCATCTAAACGTGCGGACGGATGTGCTCAACGTGGTAAAACCCGTGGAAAAATTGTATGAGACCTAGTCGTGGTATGGGGGATATAAACCCAAGCAAGATGCCTGGTAAGAAGGTAATCAAGCGCAAAGACAAACCTCAAGACGTAGATATGTACGCTGAAGGCGGCAAAGTTAAGTCTAAGGTAAATGCTGCAGGCAACTATACCCAACCAGGCAAGCGCAAAGCTCTGTTTAATCAAATTAAAAATTCAGCAGTTCAGGGCACCGCTGCAGGTCAGTGGAGTGCTCGTAAGGCTCAACTATTAGCCAAGCGCTATAAAGCGTCTGGCGGCGGGTATAAATAAGTGAGTGGCCTTGCAAAAAGTCAGCGCTCTCTTAAGTCCTGGACCGCTCAAAAGTGGACGACTAAGTCTGGGAAGCGTTCAAGTGACACTGGAGAGCGATACTTGCCAGAAAAAGCAATTAAAGCGTTGTCACCTGCTGAGTATGCAGCAACAACCAAAGCAAAACGAGCAGGAAAAGCAGCTGGAAAACAGTTTGTGGCCCAGCCTAAGAGTGTTAAACAGAAAGTAAAGCCGTACAGGAAAGTAAAATGACATACATAACTCTGTATCCGATTACAGGCGTTATGTTAGGTGTAGAGTTACAGAAGTTTGAAGAATGTAATGTTTTAGTTATAGATTTACTAATCTTAAGAATAATGATTGAACGGGATTCACCATGAGTACATCAGGTACAACGTCCTTTAACTTAGACCTAAACAACATCGTCGAAGAAGCCTTCGAGCGTTGTGGTCTAGAGTCGCGTACTGGTTACGACCTAAAAACTGCTAGACGTTCAATGAACTTGATGGCAATTGAGTGGGCAAACCGTGGTATCAATTTATGGACAGTTGAGCAGCAATCTATTCCTATGGTGACTGGGCAGCCTATATACCCGTTGCCTGTAGATACTATTGACATTCTTGATGCAGTTATCCGCACACAAAACGGCAGCACATCTAACCAGATTGACATCAATATCAGCCGTATTGCAGAGCCTACTTACATGTCAATCCCTAATAAGCTAACAACTGGGCGTCCAATCCAGATGTATGTTAACCGTCAATCAGGCTTAGAAAATGCAATATCTGCTACTCTTGTCGGGAATATTAGTGCTACCGATACTACTATTACTCTTAGCTCTACAACTAATGTAGCGTCTGTTGGGTTCATTAAAATTGACAACGAGACTATCAGCTATTCAAACGTTATTGGTAATCAGTTAGTTAACTGTTACCGTGGTCAGAACAACACAACTGCAGCGGCCCACGTAACTGGGGCGGCAATTACCGTACAGAACCTGCCGTGTGTAAATCTATGGCCTACACCGAACCCGCCAGGAAACCAGTATACGTTTGTGTATTACCGTTTACGCCGGATGCAAGATGCCGGTACTGGCGGGACCTATGAACAAGATATTCCGTTTCGCTTGCTGCCATGCTTTGTAGCTGGGTTGGCATATCACATGGCTATGAAGAAGCCTGAAGTTGACCCTAACCGCATCATGATGTTGCAAGCCGACTATGAGAAACAATGGGACCTAGCTTCTTCTGAGGACCGCGATAAAGCCTCAGTAAGATTTGTGCCACGCAATATGTTTTATTACAGATAATGCCTAATAAGTTTTCCTCTGGTAAGAATGCAATTGCACAATGCGACCGTTGTGACTTTAGATTTAAGCTTACAGAGCTTAGAACTGAGACTGTAAAGACTAAACCATTTAAGATAAAAGTATGTAAATCTTGTTGGAATCCAGACCAGCCACAGTTACAATTAGGTATGTATCCGGTCAATGACCCACAGGCAGTTCGTGAACCACGTCCTGACTTAAGTTATGTAGTTTCTGGTACAACTGGCTTGCAAGAACTATTAACAGACAGCACAAGTATTCAAGGAATTGGATTTCCTGCTGGTGGTAGTAGAGAGATTTACTGGGGTTGGAACCCTGTAGGAATGGGTAATGATGGTGGAGTAACACCAAATACCTTGATAGGACAGGCACAACTTGGTACAGTTACAATAACAACTTCTTAGGAGTAAAACATGGCTTATAAATCAGGCGCAGATGGCATTACTAAACAGGGCAAAACTAAGGGTAAAAACCTTGGTGATTCAGGTCCAACCGTAGCAGCCCTAAAAGGCAAAGGCTCTAAGAGCTCCGGCGGCGGTAAACGCAATATTGATATGAAAACTATGGGTCGTGGCTTAGCTAAAGTCGCAGCTCAAAAGCGAGGCTAATTATGGCATACAGCATGAAAAAAGGCGGAAAAGAAATAGGACCAGCTTCTGTTTATGCTGAGCCACATACTATGGACGGTAAAAAAATGAAGAATGCTAAAGATGCAGTGACTAAGCCAGGTAACGGCATAGACAAGGTTAATATGTCTGTTGGCGGTTACACCAAAGGTTGTTATGACCCTATCAACAAAAACGGCGAAATGAAGATTCGTGGTACTGGTGCAGCTACTAAAGGCACTAAAGCCCGTGGTCCAATGGCATAAATATGAACTATAGTCAGCTGTTTGAAACCATAAAAAGTTACGTCGAAAACGACTTTCCTAATCAGTCTTGGACTGATACGGCGGGTTCTGGCACGGCTACTATGACTGGTACCGAGCAGATTAATATGTTTATTGACCAAGCTGAACAGCGTATTATTAACTCTGTTCAAATACCCGTTGAACGAAAAAACGTAACAGGTTTGGTAACAACAGGTAATAAGTACTTAAATGTACCCACTGATTGGTTAGCTACGTTTTCTTTAGCAGTTATACACCCAACTACGCAGGCGCAAACGTTTCTTTTAAATAAAGACGTTGAGTTTATTCGGGAAGCTTTTCCACCACCAGATGTTTTGGGTAATCCACAGTATTATGCTATTTTTGACTCCACAACATTTATTCTAGGTCCAACACCAGACGCTGGATACAACATGGAGCTTCATTATTTTGCTTATCCAACGTCTATAGTAACTGCCGGTACAAGTTGGCTTGGTGATAACTTTGACTCAGTGTTACTTTATGGTTCTCTCTTAGAAGCCTACACCTTTATGAAGGGTGAAACTGACGTAATTCAAAACTATATGGCTCGATATAATGAGGCTCTAATGGCGTTGAAACAACTTGGCGAAGGTATGAACCGTCAAGATACTTATAGAACAATGCAAGCAAGGATACCAGTACAATGAACTTAGATACGGTAAACGGCTTTATAGGTGGGGATGTTTCGGTTTTTTCTACAACTGGGCGTGGCTTTACCCCAGAAGAGTTAGCCGAGCAGGCATTAGATAAGATTGTTTATGTAGGTTCTAAATCTCACCCAGTAATACGTGAGCAGGCGGAAGCCTTTAAAAACAATCTTAGAGTTGTATTAGTACAGTATTTGCATCAAGCGGTGCGCTCAGACCGCACAACTATAGCCAATCGTTTAAGAGAAGCTGGTTACCCTGAGTTAACTATTTTATTAAAAGATTAAGGAGTCCTTAAATGGCTATTACTCAAGCAATGTGTACGTCTTTCAAAGCTCAGCTTTTATTAGGTGTTCACGATTTCCATACTTCTGCTACTGGCGGAGATACGTTTAAACTAGCTTTGTATACATCTTCAGCTAACTTAGATGCTAATACAACTGCTTACACAGCTACAGGTGAAGCTTCTGGCGTTACTGCTGGCGGCGCAGCTTTGACTAACCTTGGTGTTGGTACAACAAATACTAACGCTACTGCTGGTACCGGCTTTACTGACTTTAGTGATTTAGTGTTTTCAAACGTTACTACAACAGCTCGTGGTGCGCTAATCTACAACACAACGCCTTCACGTACAGATAACGCTAACGCAACGCTAACTAATGCGGCTGTTTGTGTATTGGATTTTGGTAGTGATAAGACATCTACATCAGGTGACTTCACAATCATTTTCCCAGCATTTGACGCATCTAACGCTATTATTAGAATCGCTTAATAGTTAAGGGGGCCTAGCCCCCTATTCGGAGACTTCGATGGCTATATGTGCTGTTATTGACAATGTCACAAACAAGCTAGTTAATACTATTATGGCGGAGGTAACTGACCTACCGCCTGATGGTTGCCGCCTTTTAGAAGTTCCAGCGGGGATGATTTGGGATGAAGGTATTGCAGCTTTTGTTGTGCCTGACCCACTACCAGAAGTTGTTGAAGAAACCATAACCGAAGAAGAGCCTAGCCCTCCACCAGATACGGCGGTCTAATGGCAATAACCTATGTAGGCGCTGGTGCGGTACAAACGGGTGCAAACCCCACGGTACCTGTACCTGCAGGATATGCTGCGGGTGACTTACTTCTAATTTTTATCACCGGCGCTGCTGGTAGCAATACACCTTTCCCAACGGGGTGGCAGCCCATTGGCACTGGTGGTGCAAACCCATCTTTTATAGTATATGGTAAGTTTGCCTCAGCATCGGAATCTTCGGTAGCCCTTACAAATAGTTTAACTACTAACGTAGCCGTTATGGTGGCGTACCGTGGTGTGACCGGTGTTGATGCTATAGCAGCCTACAACCAAAATACCGGGTCGTCTATAGCTACAAACACATTAACAACAAGAGCTAATAACGATTTTGTTCTTTCTGTATTTGTTGCAAATGATGACAGCTCTACATGGACAGCCCCTGCGGGTGTAAATACTCGTGTAACACAAAATCCAACTAATGCTGTCCGGGGTATTTTAGTTACCGATGTAGAACAAGCAACGGCTGGAACCTCAACAGCAAGAACAGCAACTGTAAGC